ATATTTTTTTTACATTCTTTGGCGAGGCGTGTTTACCCCTGGCTTTGGAAAGGAAAAAATTCCAGTAGGTGCGCCTGAAAAGTGGCATTCCATTCTTTTTCAAAAGTTTCATTAATTCCTTATCTGCCTGTTTCCATAAAGAATGCGGTAATAGCCTTTTCCTCATTAATTGGTATAAGGCATCATGGCATAAAGAAGCTGTCATTGTATCATCCGTATCTTTGGTGGGGCCACTGGCACCATCCCAAGCATAATGCTCTTTAACTACTAAAACATTATCGAATAATTCTATTAAATCGGATTTTATTGGTTTAACGGTCCTGAAAGCCTCACCTAATACAATGACCTCATCTTTGTGTAGTTGATATTTATAGCCTTTTCTGTATTCCATTATTTTTTCCTGGTTTCTTTATCCTCAAAATCTTCAGGATCAGTGATTAAATCCTTTCTATCGCCTGGCTCTAAAATTGTCTCGGTGCTGTACTGATCACCGCCGAACCTTGAAACAGCAACTTCTGCAGGGATTAAAACACCAGTATTAATGTAATTAACATCAGTTTCAGATTGGATCTTTCTTAATTCAGCCTGCTCTTTTTCTGTTGGTAGCCATAAAGGGTTGAATTGAATTGACCAATCATCTAGCTCTTTTCCATTAGTAGGGCCCTGTTTAGATAGCATTATTATTTTGACTAGATAAGTCATTTGTTTGAGCATCTTCTCTTGCTGTAATGCTGCAATCTTATCATACCAGAATCTTATATCTGATTCGCCAGTACTGTTCAACCCTGCAGGTGATTGGCCCATTAAAAGGGTGTGAGGGATACCAGAAACAGCTGATAAGGCAACCGTAAACCGATCAATAAGAGCATCTAAACCACCAACACTGGAAGCTTTTTTCTCGTAGGATTCTTTAGAGTCGATCAAAGTTGTATTAAGAATAGATCTTGATAAATCCATAATTTCGAGCCTAGCCTTAACTAAATTCTCTTGCCCACCTGCGATTAACTCTTGAAGATTATCAATAGAAAGTACTGGGTGGATGAAATCATTTAAAATTGACCTTGTAGAATGATAAGCACCACCAACATTTGAAAGCTGTTTATGGATCGCCTGATAAACAGAATCACCCCAACCTTTGTTTATTTTTCTGGAAACTTCAGAAATATCAACCCCATCAAACGATAATACCCTGGAAACATGAACAGTGAAAAGAGCGCCTGAAAAAGTGTTTTCAATTGGGTTTACTTGATACCTGAAAGGTTTACCGAAACCGGGCTTTTGTGGGTCTTGCTGAATATCTGTAGGGTCTGCCCAAATTTTAAATCTATCGTATACCCTTAATTCTTCGACTTTGTTGATTTTGTTTAAATCAAGCTCATCTTTAAGCTCACCACCATCATCAATAAGCATTACAACTAGTGCCCCACCATATACCCCGCCCCATCTCAAAGCTTTGTTTACAAGAGATTTGGCATCTAATTCGACTAATGCTTTTTCAACATCACCTTCAGTATCACCTGTGACATCAAACCAATTGCGAGTCATTTCCGCCGCAGGTAAATCGACAATTCTCTTTGCTAAACCATCACCCCGGTATAATTCCTCTAATTCGCCAAACGTTCGGTCTACTGTTACCCCGAAAACATCCGAGGTTTGGTTATCTTTGGAAGTACCCATTTTGGTTAGGAGGTTGCTCCACCCATCTTCATGGATTATTTCCATTTTCCCTTCTGCTACATCTTTTCTAGTAGTGATTTTTTTCTTTACGCTTTTCTTTACGCTTTTCTTTACGCTTTTCTTTACAGCTTTATTCATTTTTTACCTTTCTTGGGTAACGGAATCCATCTAAGTCCGGTTCTATTTGTTACCGCTATATGCAGCCAGGTTTTTGTGCCTAGTTCAATTTCGTTTATCAATTCAAAAAATCGCTTTGTAAGCTTCTTCCATTCTGCGTGTGTAATGTTTAATTGATTCCTATCATACTTTTTCAAAAGTCGCCTCATGGCAATACCTGAATATTTCTTTGATTTAGCATCAATTGCGGAACCTCTTTGGTGGGCTGAGTATTCAGTGCCATAACCACAACCAAAAACCCTTAAACCGCTCCACTTGAATTTACCGCCCCATTTCCAATCGTTAACTGTAATTGAGCCAAAAATAAGCCTGAGTATATCCAAAGCCTCTAAAACACGAGGGTCAAAGAACTTCCAACACATTTGACCATATTTTTTATATGTGACGGGATCGACTAGCTCGTAAATCTTAAAGTGTTTGCACTTATAAGCCATATCTATAAAATACTTTATTTAAAGTTATATCCTAACTTTAATTTACCAAGTAACCAGTTTACTATAATCTAGGTAATCTTGTCCAAATTGGGTGTGTAAAGCATACCTGATCGCATCCATTGCATGATCATTTTGTTTTTTGGGTTTATCCTCGCCTTTATCCTGGGCTTTTTCATCCCAAACGTATGACATATATTCCCTTATAGAATTCCCACATTCATCTGAAACAGAAAAATCACCGTTTTTTAACATCCTAGAATGGGTGGCTATTCCATTTAAAACATCATTATCGGCATCAGTAATCCCCATTAAACCAGACCTTGATGCCTGTACTTTAAAACTAGTTGCAGATGGATCGACAATTATCTTTCTGGGCCTTATTTCACCAAAAAATTCCTTCAAATCTTCACAGTACTCGAGATCTGTCTTTTGCTTATTGCTGTCCCTACCGCTGTAATAGTATTCTTTTTCAGCCCAACAACTAGGGGTTGCGTCTGGATTATGTCCCACCAAAACACAAACGAAGGCATTGCTAGTACCATAATCAATACCGGCAGTATACCATTTGGCTTTTGGTAACTTCCCTTTTTTAAATACGTATGGCTCTTTTTCTTCAAAGAAATCGAATATAGACCCTTCAGCAAGCACCCATTCACCCATAATAAACCGCTTATAAAACAGCCCTGAGAACTCTTTCTTTAGGTTTTGTACATATTTTTTAGGTAGGAATGGATTATCCTCTAAAGCGAAATGAAATTCTTTTAAATCATTAACCCCTGCTTTATCGATATAATTAGTCTTAATTTCGTGATAAGGTGAATCTGGGTTAGTGCTTCCGTGAAACCTAGAGTCCTCAACTGACAGCCTGGTCATAAGCATATTCATGAAGCCTTTCGGCCATATGGTCATTTCATCGCCTAAAGCCTTGCAGCCGGTTAAGCCACGAATTTTACCTTCAGCCCTTATATCTGAAGCACCATAAAGTTGTATAGGCACCCCGAACATATAAGCCATGTGGGTGCCAGTTGAGTAATTGAAGTTTCTTTTACCTAGATAATCTTGAATAGGGTCCAGAACATTACCGGCCAAAGTTCTTTCTGTTCTCCCTATCATGATATGATGAGCGCCTTTGACCTTTCCTGTTTCCCCGATTTCCTCAATAAACTTGAGGTTTAACCCTACAGTCTTACCAGACCGAACCGAACCATGAGCAATATTGCACCTGGCATTGGCGTTCTCCATATAGTAGGCTTGTTTTTGGGATAGTTCCATTTATAGGGGTTGTGTGACTATTTTATTCCAATAAAACATATTTGTTGAATAGTTTCTTTAGTGATTGGTAAATACTGGTTTTTTCTTTTTTTACGGCAACTCTACTAACCTCACCGTCAACACCTTTCATTGGTATAAAATCATATCTTGGTTGTAATCTAGGTATCCTCGGCACACTACCCCCTAAAAAGGTATTGGAATATTAATCTTTCTCATCACTTCAGAGCTAAACTTCACCCCACAACCACCGCAGACCAAATCACCTGTTACTTGAAGTAGGTTCTCATCTCCGTTAAAGGGCTTGAATTCATCCTTGATCTTGTCTTGTTTGCATAATGGGCACTTCATTTCAAAACCACCGCAATAACAAAAGCTACCACAAACACGAAAACTAGTATTAGTTTGTATTCTTCCATTATTCCCCCTTAATTGCGTTTTTCTTCATTGTTTGAAACAAAAGCCTCTAAAACGACAACATGAACGTTAAAAGATTTAGGCTTACCATTATTAAAAACGGTAGTTCTCAAATACCCATTGTGTGATTCTCTTAACCTTAATTTTTTTGGTGTTTCCCTTTTTGATTCTGTTTTGCCATTTTTGAACCATAGCGATCTTATTTCTCCATGGGTAGAAACCTCATATCTTTCAAATCCTTGAATTTTTTTCCAGGTTTCACTTTCTACTTTGAGCATCTTGTTTCATTTTCCTTATAGCATTTAATATTTCTCCAGAATCGTTTTCGGTTGACCAATCCCTTCTATTGATAGACTCCCATTTACCATTAGATCGATTAACGAGAAAGAAGAATATGGCCATATCAGATGGTTTGATATATTTCTTAGTTTTCCTTTGTACTGCATTGGTATCACCTGTAAATTGGTTGTTTCGGTCTAAAGTGCCTCTACGCTCCATTACTGTTTCTTCAACAAAGTATCCTTCGCAATTCTTTAGTAATGAGTTTTCGACTGTTTTTAATCTTTCATCTTGTGAAGCTTCACGTCCTTTTTTAATATCGGCCAGAAATAGTTGCTTATTTTCCTTAAAAGTGGAATATCCGATCCCCATTACCTTGGAAATCTCTTGTTCGTTAAGTCCTTTTTTAGCTCCTTTGTAAGCTGATTCGTGGTGTTTTTCAGTAGCCTCGAAAGGTGGACGGCCCACTGGTTTTTTCTTTGCTTTTTTCTTTTTAACAGCCATTTATTTTAATGAATCAGTGGTAGTTAAATTAAATTTATGGTATAATAAGGGTATGGTATCAAAAAAACAACAAGCTAAAGAATTGTATGAAAGTGGGCAAAAAACCAAAGCTCTTGCAATTGTTAAAAAATGGCCTAACCTGGGTTTATACCGTGATGATATATTAAGGGGTTCTGATTGCATTAATAACCCTCGTTTTTATGAGCAGTTAGGATATAATATTGATGATTGTGTTGCAAAATGTTATAAATCCCTTGAATTGCTTATTTTTTGAAATTGTTTAGATAATCCTCATTACAGCTTGTAAGCTCTATATAATATTTGTTTTCCTCTGGAAAGGTGTGGATCGCAAAGTGGCTTTCACCTAATAGCCAAAGTGCTGTGTACCCCTGTGGGTCAAAATGGTGTTCAATAAAGCCTAATATTTTAAATCCACTGGCCTTTAATAGCCCGGTGTATGTTTCTTTTAGGTTGCTATCTGGGTTTATTACTGCCCACTCACTATGGTTCCATATTTTCGCTTTCAATTACAACCTCTATTTCAGGAAAATTTTCTTTTATTTTCTTCATATCGCCCTTATAAAACACTAATACATTTTGGTGGGTTTTCACCACTTTTCTGGTTCTCATATTAGGCCTTGCTCTTAGCCTACTAGTGCTTATCGGTTCAACTAATATCAATTCATTATACAAAACCATACCATTTTTTATGAACAAATCCTTTAGGTGATCTGGAAACCTATGATAATCACCCTTTTTCGTTCTAATATCACCACACACAATAATGGCAAATCTATCGTTTTTTAAGCATTTAATAGCATCAGAGAAGGCGTTTTCAATTATTAACATAAAATCTCCATAACTACCCTGGTTGCTTGCATCATCAGGTAAATCAGAATAAACCTCAAGATTAAAATAAGGGGGGCATGAAAACAGTAAATCTTGGGTTTCGGGTTTTATGTGTTTGCCTACATTTTGGCCATCATCACAAATATACCGGCTTTTTGTCTTTGTTTGATCAATCCTTTTTTGATTCAAATCGACCTGTTCTTTTCTTAGCTCGATTCCTGTAAAATTGTGGCCCAAATAAGAAGAAACGAAACCAAAGACAGAATCACCGGCAAAACAATCAAATGCTTTTCCACCATTAATATTGAACCATTTTAATGATATTTCAGCCAATACAGGATCTAAAATAGAAACTGTACCTGTATTTCTTATTTTTTCGCTTACCGGATCTCCTTTTGATTTATACAATGTTGATTCTCTGCTTTCTCCATTATCATTTATTAAACTTTTCCACATCTGTTTTCTTTCTAACCAGTAACCTTGCCTAGTATCTAATATTGAAAAGGGAGGTATTATAAACACTTCTGTCAGTTTTTCATTTATTTCTTCTTCATTGATGGTTGGCGAAATATCTGTGGAAATATCAGAAAAATCTAATTCATCAAACCCCCAATCGGTTAGATCCCCAGAATCGAAATCCTTCAATAAGGCATCAAAATCCCATTCCCCTGCAATATTCTTATTCAGTCTAATTGCAAGTTCATTGAATTCGGCTTCATTTAGTTTTCTATCTGGGGTTCTTACAGAAACGGATGTTTCACCATCTTGTTTTAGTTTCTGTAACCTAGCGTGGCCACCGATTAACTCACCGTCAGTATTTATAACAATTTGGTCAACGTACCCGAAGCGATCCATTGAGGTTATTAGATCCTCAAATTTCTTGCCCCCAATGATTCTAGGGTTTTTCGACCATTCCCTTATTTCAGAAATGAGTCGGTCTTCATTTGACCATTTTAACATATTTTACCCGTGGTGAAGTTTAAATATAAGTATCTGTTGGGTATCATAAAAGCGATTTATTGATAAATTTCAGGGTGTGCCCTTTCGTATAGCCTATTTTTTATGTGTTCATGAATCGAATCAGTATCCCCTTTTAGGAGTAGACCCCATACAATAGGGTTTTCTCTGAATTCTTTCGTGAAGTGTTTGTCGCCATGCGATATAAATACAACTCTTGTTTTTGATTTAACTGTTAGGGCTCTAAGGATGTTTTTAGCCCCTGCCCCGTGATTTATAGTAAAGTCTATCCAAACAAAATCAAAGTCATCTGCATTGGCATGGGCCCCAAAATCAATGCTCGAGGTGTAAGTCTGTACTTCAACATTATATTTTAGCAATATTCGACTAAGAAAAAACCTATCATCTTTTTCATCATCAATTACAGCTATTTTCATCTTATTATTTTGTCCAAATTTGATAGTATTCCGACCAAAACCCCTGTTCCTAGTATATATTTCCATAAATTTTTACTCGTGGTTTCCATAGCTTTGACTTTATCATCTAAGCCGCCATTGCCAAAGATACCACCATTGCCATCTTTACCGTACAGGTGAACTTTGACCCCTTCTAAATCTTCTCTATCTCGTTTAGCATTTGTTTCATGCTCTATTCTCCAAGCAACTAAGGTTGTAATTTCTTTGTTAAGGGTTCCTTGTGTTTTTTCTATTCTCGCCAGTGGTGAATGGTTACGGTTTAAATCATCATTTTCTTCCATTAAATAAAAGTAAGTTATTTGCTTGTGGGGGATGTGGATAAATACTCACTCAATCCGCAGTTGCAATCCTTCTTTGAACTCTCATCTATAAATAAAGGGCAATGGTATTTATGATTAACCCAAGGTAAAATTCCCTGCATTTTACCAGTCATTTCCTTCATTGAAAAGTATTCCTGTCTTAATCTCTTTAATTCATCGATTAGGCTTTCTGGGGCAACTTCTTTACTCATTCATTCCCCTTCAGTTTAGCTGATAAGTGCATAACGCCTGTTTTTACATAGAACCGGAAACTGTAATCAGATAATCTTTCAGAGCTATTAGATATTTGTTTATTGAACCTTGCCAAAAGGTGGAGTTTTACGGCAGATCTTCCGGCCTTAAAATCAGATACGTTTGCTGTTAATTTAGGCTGCATAATACTCCTTTTTGGTTAGGCCAGATAGAGGGAACAAGCAAGGAATTAGTTTGATTGTTGAGCAATAGTTAAACCACCCTCTATCTGGCTTCCAAAACACCAGGGTTCTCTTTCTTCCAGTTTTCTACAAATCGTGTTGCCGCCAATCGCCAGGTCTTAGATTCATCAGATGATTCAATTCTGGCGATTTCAAGCATATTATCTGCTAAATATTTGGGCTGTGAAGTACCTACAAAAGCGGTTCCGCTTTCGTGTAGTGGTGGTCTGCCTGGTTTATTTGTCATGTTCTCTCCAAATTATTAGCAAGGGCAAACAGAAACATCAACAAAAGAAGCTTCCAATCATACCATTTTAAAGAAAGTAAAATCACCAAGGCGTAACAAAACACCCCTAGTAAAGTTCTAGTAATGCTATTTCTCATATTTCTCCATCCAGTGTTTTGCTGTTTCAATACTAATGGAGACTATTCCCTCACCGTTCCAACGGGTTAGAGGCCCGCCTTTACCGTGTAAGAAATAGTCCCCTCGTGGTGAGATATAAAGGTTTTCTATGAACCTAGAAGCACCAGACCCTCTAGTGACTGAGGCCAGTTTATTGGCGCTATCAGTGTTAAATCGTTTGCCTTTAATTCGTTTTTCCATAGTAATAATATAGGTATTTAATTTAATTTATAGTACAAGTTTATCTAACCATTGGGTTTTGATTTGTTCTGCTATCTTTGCTGTCATTAGTGGGGGTACACTCATCCCTATCATATAATGAGGTTTTTTGTCTCTAAAATCATAGTCTAAAGGGTAGCTCCCAATTTTACAAACCTCGTTTTTGCTTGTATATCTAGGAGAATCAAAAAGAACATAACAATCTTCATGCGACGTAATAGTTCCGCAAACCTTATTTGTATAAAGATAATTTTGCCCAAAACCAGTATTTGGCTTATTTCTAAATCGAGTATTAGTGCAAGAAAAATCTGGATCACCTTCTTCTCTGTTTTCCCAAATTTCAGTTTGGAACTTAGACATAATACGCCCATTCTCATCTTTAAACTCACCAAATAGGATTTTGGGTTCATTAAATTCTAATTTTAGCTCTGGTTCCATATCAAACATTGTTTTCTGGTATAAGAAAGGTTCTGCTAAATCCTTTCTAAGTGCTATAAAAAACACTCTTTCTCTTTTCTGTGGAACGCCCATTTTAGAAGCATCAAGCAAATGGTGTTGTATATAATACCCTGCTTTTTCAAATTCTTCGTTAATTTTTCTCACATAGTTTACAGCATCCCCCATGAGCAGCCCTTTTACGTTTTCAGCAATAACCACTTTTGGTTGTAATTTCTTAGCTAAATCAATAAAGTCAAAAAATAGAGTGTCTAAAATCTGCTCAGATTGCCCTTCTCTAAACTTCTTTTCTTTTCCCCAATCCTTTTCTCTATTCCCTGCCATTGAGAAGCTACTACAAGGCGGAGAACCATCCAAAATATCAAGTTCAAACAATTCTTTTGGTAAGTCACCCCTGTTCTTAAAGTCCTGTATAGGCTCTAAGAATGAATATTTGGGGTTATGGTTTTTCACATAGCACTCGTTCATTTTTGGATCAATCTCATTATTCCCGATTACCTCAAACCCGGCTAATTTGTAGCCCATTGTAGAACCACCACCACAAGAAAAGCAGCTGAATACTCTATACCCATTCTTTTCTGGGTATCCGTCTGATAATTTCCAATTATAATTCATATTCATATTATACATATAGTTATATTTAATTACCACATAATAATAAAAAAAGATTTAGAGGCATTTCTCCAGTTTCAGTTTCTTGACCTGTTCTTTGTAATATTTGATCATTTCTTCTATTTCAAAATTATGAGGAGCCTTGCCTGATTTAGCCTTAAATTCCAATTTATCCGCTTCACCTTGCCCGTATTTCTTATTGATATAAGTAGAGTACTCAAACTGTCGCCCCTGCTCAAACCTATTACAAGACCGGCATTGTACCCCTACGTTCTTTAAGTCCCATCTAGTGGGGTAATATCTACGGCTAATAAAATGGCCTGCGTCTAAATCACGAATGGTTTTTATACGGCTGCAGGTTACGCAAATTCCCACCCCTGAATCATCGGTATTAGATAGCCTCACATAAAGCGAAAACACCTTATCTAGCTTTTGGCATAAGCTGCGATTTACTCCCATCCTTTTCTCCATTCCCAAACATCAGGGTTCATAAAGATTCTAGGCTCAAACATTGAAATCATCAAATTATTTGAGGGTTGGTTTTCCATATTGCCGGATAAAAACCTAATCCTAGCCTTTCCCCAGATAAAATTCTTAAACCAAGTAGAACCGGTCTCCGCTTGTGTTAGCATTACGATTTTAGCCCCTAGTTTTGATTCTTCATAACACTTATCTACCCATAAACCCATGTTTTCTGGTGGTGGGTTTAGGAATTTCCAATTTGGTAGCTCATTCCAGGGTTGGTGTAATGAGTTTTCAACTTTAGTTATCCCATTAGGGCAAAGACAGTTTGAAGCGCTGCAGGCTAAATCATACTTAAACCCGAAATGGGCATTTAATACTTTCCAAAATTCTGGATCAGTGTTTTCTATTTCTGGCATATCTCTCTCGTGGTGTTTTTAGGGTTCATATAGCGTTATAAATAAAGGGTTATTTTGATACCTTAGATCAGTAGAAGCAAAGATATTGCCCGTCTCCCGGTGCTGCCCAATGCTTTTAATATACTGGTCTGAAGTGAAGTCATAAAATACCTTTTTTTCGTATGATTCAAGTCTCCAAACCCCTGGTTGTACCTCAATATTGTTTTTAATATCCCATATTTCTGTGGGCTTTAAACTATTGTAAAGCCTTTTGGCTGCTATATATAAATTATAAAGTTTACTATTCATTTTGAATCTCATAAACCCATTTCTTACCGATTTTAGGGCCTCTCACATAAGTGTATTTGTCAATCATATCTGGGGGGATGATCGTCAAATCACCTTTGGGTTCTTTAGGTTCAAAATTAGGCGAAATAATGCTGAAATATAAATAATCAGGGTTTTCGGTATCCAAATCATTGATTTCGATCTCCTTACCATCTCCAGGTCCACCCCATAACGTGATAATCATATCCATAAATTAAGTTTTAAAGACCTCAAATAGTGAATTAATGTGTTGCCATTAGCTCTGAATAGTTGAAATTATTACCCAAACACTGATCGATAGTACACGATTCTTCACTAAACCCTTGTATTTTATTATTGTAAGAATAAGCGTATTTTGAGACCGTGATTCTTTTTGCAACAAAATCTTTTCCTGCCTGTGTGATTCTATAAAGCCCTTGGTTTGGGTTACCATCCTCTTTTCCAGATTCTTCTTTTTCGATTAAGCCCCAATGCCGTAATTTAGGTAAATCACCCCGAATGGATGATGGTACTTTTTCTATAGAATGGAAAAAGGTTTCTGAGTGAAGCCAACTAGGATTTTTATTCATCAGAATTAGCCCGTAAGCCATTGTAGAGTTTATTTTCCTCTTATATTGCTTAACAAATTGATCACAGCAGGGGCATCTAGTACCGTCCTTATAGTTTTCTCTAAGGTGTTCTTTTGCTTCTTCTAGTGTTTTCATCTTTGTTGCTCCATTAGTTCGTATAGGTACATTAATTTGGCCATTGTTCTTGTAAGAACACAATCTGGTATTTTGTCACAGGTATATTGCGCCTCAAGCCAATCTTCAATAACAATCTCACCAAACCCTATACATAAGTCTGTCAATTGAATTTTTGTTAGTGGTGTGCTCATCTTTGTTACCTATCCTTGGGTTGTGAAAGTTTTATGTGTGAAAGGGTCAACCTTAAATATCTGAGAACCCAATCAATATCAAGTGACTTAAAGCTTTGTTTGTATAGCCAATCAGCGTGTTTTCTGTCTGATAAGCCCATTTCTTTGTAGTTACTTGCCATCACTTACCTATCCTTGGGTTAAAAGTTCTTGCCCTTCTTTTCTGTGAATCCCATAATATAAATCAGACGTTTTACCGCTATTCAATTCACGATCCATCCAAGATTCTAGTTCCTTTATGCGGTCACGTTGCCTCTGGCTCTTTCGCTTCAGCTTTTCGTGTGCTTGTCTTAGTGCGTCTATATCCATCACACAGCCCTATTCATTGATTACAACCACTGGGATGAATAGAAACCACCAAGTAACTATTTTCAGCATAGATTTATCAAGTCTGTCCGGGCCAATCTGCTTTCTTTGAAACTTTACTGTTCTTCTAACTATCATTCGTTCTCCGTTGTTTGGTTAATCTTCTAATGGTACTAGTACTTTAGCGATCCAATAGGCTATAAAAACGCTTATACTAGTTTCTATTGTGTGTATGATTATCTGTTCCATTCTCTTCATCTCTCCTTAGTCTTAACATTCGTCATATAAATCATATTTAAGACATATATTGTGTATTTTTGGAATAGCCTTGAAAGAGTAAAGTTTTCTTTCATGAGTCATTGTTTGGTTCAAGTATTTCTCACCTTTTTTGATCTTGTAGTTGTTTTGCCTAGCTTTAACCCAATCTTTTGCCTCTGTGATTCCCATACTCAAATCTGATGGACTCCAATTTTGCTCATTCAAGAATACTGAAGCCATGCAATCATGATCTTTTCTGGCTTTTGGGTAATTAGTTGGGCCTATTGATTCACACATCTCTACAGTTCCTCTTTGGTTAATCTTCATCGTCTTGGCTATAAATTATATCTGAGCAAATACAGGCTTTCTCATAATCATTCACTGATACTAAATATTTTCTATGCCAAGCAGCTCTGTTTAAAACTCTTTTTAACCTTAACTCTGCGGATTCAGCTCTCTCTTTCCATGTTCTTTCTTCCATTCTCTTCATCTCTCCTTAGTCTTTGTTAGTGGGTTATTTATTAGCCTTGTAAAACTCTTTTGCAAATCCTTGACTACACAAGCTTCTAAAATCAGCATCTACATTCACAAAGTCTTTTGCGAATTCAAACTCTTTTATAAATTCTATCGAACTTTTATGTAAGGCCGTAAACTCTGGCAGCGTTCCTCTAGGCTTAATATATAGGTTTGGGTTTTTAATTACGTCATACCTATTTTTAACAGTTCTTTCGGGCATTATAAATTCGCCCCATAGCCCCGTGCCTTTCGTCCAAGGGCTACCGTATTGCCAAGGTTGGTACGTGTGATTCGGTTTACCTATAAATTTCCTCAAGGCTCCCGTGCTCGGGTTTTCTATTACCCACCATTTAGGTTTTGCTTTTTTAATTATTCTTTTACAGTGGTGTACTAAAAACATTCCTTTTTCAAAATCACGCGGGATACCTGAGTTTTTAGCATTACTAAACTCTGTACATACTGGATTCGCAATTATTCCATGTACATTTTCTGGCGGCTCGTAATTCTCAACCCCTATATGTTTCCCAATCATTATAACATCGTAATCATTATCTAATTGGTAGAACCTGCTATCACTTCCAAGATTAGCGCATAAATGCAATATAGTTTTCATTCTCTTCATACCTCTATATTCCATCACTTCACCTCTTTGAGTAGTTCGTCAAGGCCACAGGTGCACACTCTATTATCTACATGCTTTAAAAACCCAGCTGTGATTAATTGGCAAGTTAGCTCATCGTGAGTGGTGTACTGTTTCAACCTCTCGATCTCTTCCTTTGCTTTGGTTAGCTCTTGGCTCTTTACATTAGTATAATGGTCATTGATTTCTTTTACCATCACGTTCAAATCTTCAAGTTCAAATTCTGGGTAAGCTATCCCTTTGCAGTGACTCATAATTATTTCTTTTATTTCTTCCATGTTATTTTTCCTTTATGATTTTTATTTTCTTTCCTAGAAGCTTTTCGATTTCACCTACAGTAAATTCTTCTGCGTTGGATTCCTTTCCTGATTCAGAGAAATCCAATCCATTCACAAATACATTTATTCCAGTGATCTCTTCAAACACATCTGCATCAAAATTAGGTAACTTAGACAATAGAGTTTTATCCTCTTCGCTCGCCTCATCCCATGCAATCTTCCATGCCTCTTTGTATTCAATGGTTTTTAAATACCCACCTCTATCATGGAACCCTGAGAACTCTTTTTTCTCATCATCTGTCATATCTGATTCATCTACCCATATATTTGGGTTTACATCATAAATGAACTGTGGTTTATCTGCCTGTTCCCAAGTCTCCCTATCAACATCTTTATTAAAGCATCTTATTGTATCTGGTGTTGTTGAATTGAAGTCCCCAGAGTTCCAGTGCCCAGAGTTCCAGTCCCCAGAGTTACTGTACCCAGAGTTCCTGTCCCCAGAGTTCCTGTCCCCAGAGTTCCAGTGCCCAGAGTTACTGTCCCCAGAGTTCCTGTTCCCAGAGTTCCAGTCCCCAGAGTTACTGTACCCAGAGTTCCTGTCCCCAGAGTTCCTGTACCCAGAGTTCCTGTCCCCAGAGTTCCTGTTCCCAGAGTTCCAGTCCCCAGAGTTACTGTACCCAGAGTTCCTGTCCCCAGAGTTCCTGTCCCCTTTATTGTTTTCGCCTGTATTGTTTTCGCCTGTATTGTTATTCATAATCTTATCCCTTTTTTTACTTCAATAAATAGTTCTAAGTAAGCGGTTTCTTTCCCTTGCCAAAAGCTTTTATCCATAAGAGTATCTGCTATTAAAACCTCTTTCTCACATTCAAGAATTAATTCGTCTAACCTCTTCATCATATCTATCATTTCTGTACTCCTTAATAAATAACTTCAATTTTAAAACCTGGTTCGTGTTGGCCCCCAATATTAGATCCATGACAATCATATAAAAACTGATGGTTTCCAGTATCATAAAGGCTACCAGTGATCTGCTTCTTAACTGTACGGTTTAGTAATGTTGAATAATAGTCATGGCTATTTGCTACCCCTGAAAAATCAGGCGAGGCGTGTAAATAAATACTAAAAGCTGTCACCACTGTATTTGGTAGAGCATCAATAACGCCCCAACTTCGATCTGTTGGGCATACCTCTTCATAAGTGGTTTCGATTACATTCAATACTGGAACACTAAAAGACTCATCAGCGGTTAAATTATTTGCTTCAATTGGATCTTCGCCTACAACGCAAGCGGTAAAGTTTATTATTAATAAAAACACTACTGAATAAATTGAAAATTTCATTTTTCCTTTCTCCTATATGCTTGTGGTTTCCTTCCTTTTTCTTTATCTTCTGGTAATTTGTATAAAGCTTCTCTTTGGCGTTTTTCTCTAAAAATAAGGTCGTTTTGGGCTTTTGTGATTTTGTCCTTTTCTCTAGTCTCGGCCCTACGTTCTGAAAGGTTCCTCTCAGCATCTAGTAAGTATTTCATTTACATTCTCCTATAGTAAAATATCTTGCTGAATACTGGTCCATCTCTTTTAGTTTCTGCTTACAATACTCCAAGGGTATAGCACATTCACATGGTTCTGGTGGTTGGTGGTCCCTGATAATGAATATCGCTAGACCTAACCAACCAATTAGAGAAAAGGATATTATGAATGCAGTTTTCATTTATTTTATGCCTAATTTTTTTAATTTTCTTTCAAAATATTCATACGCTTCGATATTCCCCTGGGCCTTTGCAGCTTCTGAGTAATACATATAAACACCGATTTTAAATTTCATTTCTTTTGTGTAAGTCATTTTTGCCCCTTTTTGTGTGTTTCATTCATATTCATATTATACATTAAATTAAATTATATTACCACATAATAATAAAAAAAGATTACTTTATTTTTCGCACATAATGAATCACCTTAGTTAGCCCATCCCTGAACTTCTCTGTGTGTATCCCCATTGGCTCATACTCTAATATAAACCAGTGGATTGGTGTCATTTTACCTTGTGCTCTTGCTTCTTGACATTCTTGATAAGTTGGTAGTGCCATTTATATAAACACCTTTTCGCTTTCTCTCATGTACATTGCTTTGCAGTCAGTACAATAAAAATACGATTTAAAGTAATATTTCTGTTTTGATTTGATTTTTCCTCTAGGTTTTCTAATAACCAACTGACCATTGCATTTACGGCAAAGCTTAAAGGTTTTAAGGTCGTTTTCTTTTTTGGTGGACTTTTTACGTTTTTTGTGAACTCTAAGTGTTTCTTTCTTATTTACAAAAGGTTTAGGGCCTGTAATAATACTTTGTATAATTTCATGGTAGTTATCATTACCACTAATTGATTTTATGGCTTTTAAGAATTTTCCTAAAAAAAGATTAGGCATACCCAGGTTTCTTAAATATTGGCTTATATTTAATTTCCCCATCTCATTTTCCATTTGATGTTCTTTCTGATGACAGTCTTCACAAAAGGTGATTAAAAAGCGATTTTCATATTCCCAAGGATCTTTTCCTTGAAAATAAACTATGTGGTGTACGTTTAAGGTTTTATCGCCATTATGGCAGTATTGGCATTTAAAACCATCTCTTTCCATTATTTTAAGTCGTTTCTTTTGCCATTTAGGATTCTTGAGTAAATCTGAATAATTACTCATGATAAGACCTTTTTCATGTGAGCCTTAAACTCAGCTATATCTTTTTTTGTTGGTAAATCAAGCTCCGCTTTAGTTATGCTACTATTCTTTTCATTTTCTTTTTTCTTTTCTTTTATGGTTGAGTTATGCTTTAGCACTTCTTTAGTGTTGCTTACCCTCTTTAAACCCCCTTTTCTGCCTGCAATACGCTTTTTTTCTCTATATTCGTGTAATTCTTCAAATTGTTTATCTAAGAATTTGATCATCAGAAAATCACCATCTTTGTGCAAAATTTCAGATTCAAATAAAGATTCAGTTTCCTTAAATCTCTTTTCAAGAGTCTTTAATCTTACATTACAATCTGAAATCCAGTAATAAGCACAAATATTCATAAATAAACCCTGCTGCTCTAATGACTCCAGGGTAATATCGCCGTTTTGCCATTCTTGGGGGTAAAATCTGAAATACGGGAGTTCTTTCGCCATTTATACCTCATGCCCTACCCGGCAAGCCGGATTAATCGACTAAAATAAACCGTCTGATATTCATCAGAACCGGGTAGAGCTAAATTTTTGCAAGTTGAGTAAGTCGATTACTTTTGCTTATTTTAATATAATTAATTGTACACCATCTCCAAGTAAAAAATCATATATTTTCTATTTTTTGATAGTTCATATCATCTGGCCCCTCAATATATTCACCATATTTTGTGGCCAGATATTTTAAACAGTCTTCTATAAATTTCATCATTCTTATAGTGTCCATATCGCTAGTATCAAGCTGTATCCAGTCACCTAAAGCCGGTATATAATCAACTGCACACCTAGCTTTTAGGACGTGTTTAGCCATCTTTGGGCTAATTTGAATCTTCAGGTGCCTAGTCATAATCTTTGCTGCCGGTGGGAATAAGAACCCATGAATCCACGAATTTTGAGGATTAGTTCTCTTTTTCTTGAGCTTTTCAATAGTGTAATCCCCATCTTTTAAATCAGATAGGGATTCCTCTATTTTGCCATTTTTAAGAGTTATATTCATTTTTAGCTTATTTAAACATCAATTCTTTTTCTTTAAAAACATTAAACCCAGGTATTTGCTTAAACCCTGCGGCCTTTACCTTAACCCAATCCACCTCTCTTGGTTTTAGGTATTCTTCAGGAACCATGTGTATATTATCCAATTCGTGTCGAATTACTTCTTTCTGCCTGCCTGATTTCTTGGATAATAGATCCTCTTTTTCTTGTTCCAAATCAACCTTAGATTCTTCCACCTTTTGATCTGCTTTTTCTTGGGCAATCTCTTTTGCAATGCCTGTTTTTTCTTCGGTCTTTTTTAGATCCTCAATGTGCTTTCTTTCAGCCTCTACCCTTTTTCTCTCAATTTCAGCCAATCTTTCGGCCTCTTCTCGTTTTATTTTATCATCCCAGGCGATAATGGTTTGCTTTCTTATTGCAATAGCCTTGTTTAAGGGGCCTATCAAATTGTCGTTTGCGTATTCCTCAATTTGTTTTTTTAGTTCATCCAGTGGTTCAAGTTCTTTTTTATGATCAGCTTTCATGGATTTCTTTTCGGCGGCTATTGGTCTAAGTAACTCTAGGCGTTTCTCATCCACTTCATTTTTCAGTGCATTAGCTTGTTTGCAAGCCTCATAAGCATCATTTCTAGTATCATGGTCTGTGATGACCATGTTCTCTAGTAAGTGTGTAATCTCATTTGTGGAGGTCTTAGCCACATCGAATTTCTCGATATAATTATCCATTTAATTCACCTCTGTTGATAAAATTGAAATTTCTTTTTTATTTTTTTCATTTTTTAATTCTTTGTGGTTGTCATAATGGTCACAAACAGCAGATAAGCCATCCACGGTTCTGTCTTTTAAAAGGCTATCGAATACGGTTTGTGGGTTTGGTTCTTTCTTATCGAATTTGCCCCCATGAGTATCAAATAAATGTTTCCAAGTTTCGTTTTTGTGAGCTGTTTTCTCAGCCCAAATACCAGGGCCATATTTTTTGGCAAACCTTTCAACCATCTGCCCGAAAATTTTAGGGTCTTTAATCTTTGCCAATGAAGCGTTCAGCGTAGCCCTTACTGGTTTAACTACGTTTTTGGTGGTTTCTTTCTTTTTCTCTGTTGTTTTTTCAGGTTCTTCATCAACGTGTAATTCTCCCTTGTGCCATAAATCAAGAGCCATACCAAAACGCATTCCGGCATTTCTAAGAGCATCACCGATTACTTCTTTTTCTCTGCTGCCAACATCTTTAAAAGACACGCTTGCAGCGTTCCCATAACCAAGCCTTTTTAAACCCAAAACCTCTAACTCAATCCATAAGCCGCCATTTTTATCAAAAAGTGGTAGACCGGTTTCCTTGTCAAAACATAACGGCCTCCAATCCCAACCAGGATCAACATCTAATAGCCTATCAGTTATAGCTGCGTGGCCCACATAATCCAAATGAATCACATCTTTGTGGTGTTTTTGATTACAAACCTGGCAATGGATACGGTCCCATTTAGGCCCCTTGGCCTCTTCTGTCTGCTTTTTGGTGGGTTTGGGTAGCTTCCCAATTTGGTTTTTTGGAAAAGGCTTTCTTAGTTTTTCTAGCCCTTCCCTTTGCTTTAGCCCTTCCCTTTGCTTTGCTGTGGTTATTTCTTCACTCATATCTGTGCCCCTTTAAAATTATCTGGTGTCATTTTGCCATCAATACTATACTGTTCATGGTATTCTTTTAGTACTCGTTTGATTTGGTCTTTTGCCCCGTTCCCTTTGATTCTATCACAGGACAATAGGGTACTTAGAATCAGTTCCATTTGCTGATGGTTATCCATTTTCAACCCCCGATTCAATCCAATTACCTTTTTCATCTTTGGTAACTTCTATTAGTTCTCTACTCCACTGTTCCCAAGTGGAATTGGCATCAGCTAGGTAATTATCCCCCCAATTTTCGAGGGTATCTATTGATCCGGTATTTTTATTCATTAAGTAAGTCATTTTTATCCCACTCCCTTGGTTTCAGTGTAAAATTCATGAATATCCTCGGCCATTTCATCTAGATTATCTATATGGAAACCAGGCTCTTGTGTATCGGCACCCTCGCAATATTTTAAAATGATTTCTTTTATATCACCAACCCTGAATTTTCTCTCTTTGTCTTTATTCCTACAATCTGGACAAAGGCCCCTTATTTGAATTCTTTTAGAAACCCAACATTTACAATTAGAGCATTTTTGGTTGAGTCCGTTATCCATAAGCTCATCAGAACTTAAATCTGGAGTTTTAAAATTATCCCATAATACATCTTTTTCGTTTGTCATTTTTGCCCCTTTTGTTAATTCCTTATTCATATTTATATAATACAATAAATTTAATTATATTACCACATAATAATAAAAAAAGATTAAAAAAAACACGGCCATTTCTGACCGCATTCCTAGCATGGGAATAAAAAGCTATTTAAGCGGGAAAAACTGTGATCCTAAAATTTGCATCTTCAAGATCAGCGGGTGGAACGGTACTTACCCCATTAGGGTTTCCGACTAAGATTTTCATAGTATTAGGCGCAGTGATTATACCATCAAACACGCACCATTTAGCATTATCATTAACCCCAAGGGAGTTTCTATTTAGCAGTTGCACCAAAACCGAATCTGAAACAGCGGCACCAGTAAAAGTGAAAGTGTCACTTTCACCAGAACTATTGACCGCGATTGTGGAAGGAAAGTTTATAGACCCTGGCGCTTTATCCTCTCTTAAAGGCGTTTTTATAGCAGCAAGCAAAGCATTCAAAGCCAGTTGAACATTAGCACCGGCTACACTTGAAGTATTTGCAATTGCGGTGTCATTATGTGCGCCGGCTGTGTCTGCAATATGGCTTGTAATAAGAGTATTATTAGCACTAATGTTTGTCTGGTTAGTTGCAATGTTACCGGCGTTAGTACCTATTTGAGTATTGTTACCACCAATAAGGCCAGTGTTTACACCAACATCGCTATCAAGTTGATCAAGGGCTAGTTTTACATTAGTGCCAACTACGCTTGAACTATTGCTGATTGCTGTATCTGCATGGGCTCCAACAGTATCAGAAAGATGATTATTAATATCCGTATCTACCTGATCCAAAGCCAAAGAAACATTTGCGCCCACAACTCCTGAAGTGTTCGTAATAGCGGTGTCATTATGTGCGCCGGCTGTGTCTGCAATATGGTCATCAATATCATCTTGAGCGGCCCCTGCCGCTGCCGTTGCAGCTACAATATTACCGGCATTAGTAGATATATCACCAGTATTTGTAGCTATATTAGCAAGATTATCATCCGTTGTTTGCTCAAAATAATCAATCCATAAACCAATTAGATTCAAAACCCAATTAAAATCCTGTCTAGAGGGCTTCTCAAGCCTTAAAAATCCACTTGCCTTTTTACCGGCAGTAGGCTCAATAATAGCGTCCTGTAAACTTGTGGGGTCTTGTGGGTTTGCTGTGGCCCATTCCACAATAGTTGTTGGTTTAATAGCCATTTTTATGCTCCTACGAAAATTTTTCTGATAATTGACCACCCAGCCCGGCATCAAGCACATAATTGGGTTCTGAAAATCCAGATACAAGTGGTTGAATCCCACCTTCAGGATCAAACCCGAAAAATATTTGTCCGGGCTCTGATTGGGTTATTTGAATTTGAACGCCTGCCGGTGCGATCCGTTCTGTTTGGGCTAAAATATCACCTGGAATATCCGATATTAAAGCTTCGATATTAATAACAACTTTAGCCGGGTAACTCTCTTGATATTGAATTGAAGTTGCGTTTGTTTGTTGCTTCAAAAAACCAATAATATCTTCAGGTGTTCCATAGCTGTTATTCAAAGAAATCTGGAATCTTATTTCCGCCCTGTAAGCATCATCATCGTCGGTAAATCTAGGTAACCCAACTAAATCACCAATACCATCAAGCTGAATGCCAATAGCAGCATTTAAAGTTGTCCCGTTTTCAATATCATTAAAAACAAACTCAAGATATTGAACTTGCTTAATTATCGAGGTTAATAGGCTTTTTAAATTTACACTCATAATACATCAAATTGAAATTGTTCAGCCAAGCGTTTAATCGCGGCATCTGTATGGTCTAAAATAGAATCACTTGCAGATTCTTGAAAAGCCATTCTGCCAAAAGTAGCATTTAAGCTCATAAATATAGGAAGGGAAGCGGATCTATTTAACCCTATATTAATCATATTAAGGTTTTCTTTTATTGTCGGACCTGAAATTGGTGGTGAAGCCACTGGAGTATTATCAGTGATCGGCATTGATAAATACTTTAAAGTATCATTAGTGTCATCATAATATGCTATGTGAGCGGTTAAACCATCTATGAAAACTGAGCTAAACCTACCAACATCAGCAGTATCATCAAGAGTCTGGATGTTTGGGGGGAATGCTCCGCCATCATTATTTGTGTACTTTAGTTCAAGTAAGTCTGATTGATACGTGATTTGAGAAAAGTCGAACTGATCAAGAGAAAAGCCTAAAAACGGAAAATTTGCCCCGTTACTATCAATAGTTTGAACGTTCCATGAACCGCCGATTCTATCAGCATATTTTAAATCTTTATTATCAGAGTCAAAATACAAAATATGGGGAACCCCATTACTATCAATATCTATACGTGAATTAATGAAATCAGCGCCAGTATCAACAGTTTCCAAAGCCCAAGTATTAACGCCCGTTCTTTTTGCATATTTCAATTCATCAGTGCTTACATCCACATAACTTGCATGCGGCCTATAAGCATCATTTTGATCTAAAGCAAGGGATGAATACCTACCATTCAAAACTTCAACCACCTCTTTATTAGGGAGCCATGCCCCGCCAACCTTACTTGTATAAAGTATACTGTTGACCCCAACATATCCAATATGTGGAATGTTGGAACCATCAATAACTATTGTGGAATACTCCCCCACAAACCCGTCTGTATCCACAATCTCTTGAACCCAAGTATTAACGCCTGTTCTAATTGCGTATAATAATTCATCATCAGTATTATCATAAAATGATATATGAGGTACATCAAAACTATCTAGTGCAAGAGAAGCATGATTCCCAACATCTGGCGCAAAACTAACGCCCTCAATAACCCAAACAGCCCCATCCCAAAAAGCATATTCAAGAGCGCTGCCAACCTCCCTCCTGTAAGCTATATGAGGGTTTCCCAGTGAATCTATAGCTATAGAATTGAACCGCCCAGGGTTTCCTGCAGCTGTTACTATTCCATCTGGGGGCAAGCTCATTAAAGCTCCCTTGTAATCTCAGCTTCAGTTATTTTTACAATAGAAAGCGGAGTGACATTATCTCTTTCATAAGTAGTAAGGTGTCCATCTGAAGGTACGTCTTTTGCTTGCCTACCATCAGCCATTCCATTAACTTTTTGAAGAGTTTTGTTAAATGAAACCCCATCAGCAGTTGTTAATCCATTTACTTTGACTAAGTTTGCATCTATAACACCACCAACAATAGTTAATCCGGCAACATTAGTCGCATTACTTAAACTTTCTACGACACCATAACCAGGATCTCTAACAAATACACCAGTGAATCTAGGTCTAACTCGATATGAAGTTGTAGATCCATCCCAACCACCAACAAGAGCATATTCATAAACTCCGTCACCAGAATGACCGCCAGAATCGTTTAGTACTGGAGATCCAGAAGCAAAAGCCGCCCCATCCCAATATTGACCAGTAGTGTAATCGAATATAACGAATTCAACCGTTTGCCCTGCCGTAACTGGGTTTTCTGATCCATCTATTACTGTGGCTTGGACAATCAGGTCGTTTCCACTTACTCTAATTGTATCACTCATAATTTACCCTAAAACTGGTTTGATGTAAGAAAAATCACCGTCATGTACCTTTTTCTCTTCGTTATATGTTCTTGCATCAACCAAGTTATCTAAATATGCTTTTAAAGAAGCGTTATCAACTTCTGATGGTTGTGTAATAGTTTCGCTTTCTACTAAACCAAACATACCTGTTTGTACTTTTAATTTATCACCGGCTGTAAGTGAATCTAAATCTATTGTGATTAATGACATTTTTATTACTCCTGTTTATTGTTTAAATTTTATACAAATGCTATTTCGTGTTCTGCCCCTGCACCGTCTTGGAAGTACAGTTTATCATCAGATTTGGCGTACACCTTACCATAACTAGCAATGGCTGTTGGCGTGGTAGATCTTTCCGCTAGGGTCAAAACCCCAGAATGATCTAGTGCCAAATCAGTGTCAGCCCTGACTACTTTTGATCCTATTATCCATTGTTTGCCCACTATATCAAAAAAAGCAGCAGTACCTGAACCAGAAGCGCCTACCTCAATATTAGCACCGGATAAAAAACTAGGGTTCATGTTTATTTTGCCTGACTCTCTAATTTCAAAATTTACCAAAGCTAAAGCGGAGGCATCTTTCTTTGTAAATACCTGGAATTTAGATCCTCTATTACCCACAGTAGATCCATCTAAGGCCACCCCGTACGCACCTAAATTTTTGTTTGTGTAAGGGTCATAAGTAAATGTCAATAAACCTATAAGTGAACCGTCTGTGTCAGCCCGATCCGTATTAAATTCAATAATAGGCGTATTGGATTCACCGTTCACTGTCAGTGTATTTACACCCAATCCCCTAACATCGGCAGTGTCTTTAAATAAAGCTAAAGTATTAGCACTTACATCAACCTTAAAAGCCGTTCCAGTTGTCTCAGCTAGTACTTCAAAATCACCTGTAGATAAAGCTGAAGCGTTTGTGGTTATCTTACCAGTATCATCAATCGTCATATGAGAATTAATAGTACTAGATCCATTTGCTTTGGTTCTAAAATCTAACTTTCCACCACGATTGCCGGCAGTAGCACCAGAAAGGTTAGCTGACATAAAAGCAACCCTACTATTTGCCCCACTTACAAGAGCATGGGTGAATTCATAAGAACCTATACCTGTGCCATCGGAGTCATTA